CCGCAACACTATCTTTGAGAATGATGTCGTAAGTTCCAGTCGCTCCATTCGACATATCAATATCGCCACCAGCCATGATAAGGTCGGTTCCAACGTAAATCTTCTTTGCGACTCCCAACCCACCATCCGTATGAATCGAACCCGTAACCCCGCTTGAAGTTTCGGTTGTGTCGTCAATCGAAACCGCCGCATCACAAGTAACGGCACCGACCAAACGTGAGGTTGTCCCTACCCATAAAGCCTTCGCTATACCCAGACCACCATCGGTGTGAATAGAACCTGTAGTCGCACTTGATGTATCGGTGGTGTCATCAACACTCACTATGGCCGCTACGGTCAAAGTGTCCGCACAATCTACCGACCCCGAAAGTGTGATATCATCAGCACCAGTTCCGTTTGCCGCTATTGTAATCTTACCGTCCGCACCCGATGCTATGTAAACATCAGAATCATAGAACGAAATCTTACCCGTAGTAGCACCCGGGTCAATCTTGAGTTCAAGGGCATCGAGCGTGATACAAGAACCACCTACATCAAATAAACAAGATTCTCCAGCACTACCCAAGAAGACAATCAAGTCCATATCCTTTGTGCCGTTACCTATTTCAATCCGTCCGGTGTCGTTTGTTAGTGGAGTTATATTAAGCGAATCGCCATCCCATTTAATGTCTACATCAAGATCATCACCAAAGGCCAAAGAACAATCATCGGCAATTTCCAAATCCTCGACTGTGATATCGAGGTCGCCTGAAATCGCAACATCAAGACCTGAAAAGGTAGCTATTCCTGATCCAGCATCTAGCTTAAAATAGTTTGAACCTGAATAAATAGTAAAGTCGATATCCTGTGATGTATTCCCGATAACTACTTCAGATGCACCTATCTTAAGAATATCACCCGTAGCACTTCGGCCTACCGCCTTTTCATAAAAATAAAGTTCCCCAGAAACCCAGCCTGAAGTAACTTTCGTATTTCCTGTTCCCATTTTTACACCTCTCCATGCGTTTTACGGCTTAAAGGGAGTGGTTCCCCCTATAGATGGGGGGCCGAAGCCCCCCCGTTTTGTTAATCATAAGTAGCGTTCAGCATCGGGTCTTCACTAAACATCGGCTCTTCGAGCACGTAAACCGCCGCCCCGATACCTGAACCCGAAGCCTGTGCCACATGGATTCTTAAACAATCAAATCCGTTGTCAACATCAAGCTCCGCCGCCGTCCACTCGACCATGTAGGTCTTATTATGAACATCGGGGATGGTAAAAGTATCAGAAGTTACGGCAACCTTACAAAGGATATCCGTGTTTATGTCAGCCCCATCTGCAACCGCCGTATAGCCGGAAGTTCCACCTGTCACAGTTTCAGTGTCTACGAACGCCGTAGCATTTTTGGTGTGAAAAGTAACGAGGTCTCTCGAAGCCTCAACGACTACTGCCGAAGCCCCCCCAGCACCCGTAATGGTTTCGCCTACAGTGAAAACCCCCGTAGCAGTATTGATTTTCAACTGCCCGCCAGTTTTCCATGCGTAATCAAAGCCAAGGGCCTTCTCGCCAGTCCCAGCAACCGCCGTTGCCTGATACGCCGTTACAACCGCCGTGCCTGCCGTGTCATTACAAATGATATAGCATTTACAGCGGTTATAGCCTTTCATCGAAACGTAATCCCCCGCATTCGCCCCTGTGTTTAGATCAACGGGCCAAATAGCGGGGACTAAATGTATTCTGCCTTCACTCATAATTTTGTCCTCCTATGCCCTTGCCGCCAATGTGACGAATGGGGAACGATCTTCCGCCGACTGGGGCGGTTTAAAAGCCTGTGGCCAGGGTGATCTACCATCAACCCTGTAGTTCCACGAAAACGCCTCTTTGTTATAGTCAAAATAAAGGTGAATAGACGACTCAAATCTCGGCGAATCCATGCCAGCCTTTGTGCCAAGCCAATACTGACTCAAATTCACGAGAATAATATCGCCTAAATCTCCGAGTGTAGAACAGTGGTCAAAGTATTCTACGGGATAGCCCAAGAGCGTATCATTTGGCCTTCCAGCCGCCGAATCGCCCGGTATCCAGATTGGAGCACCACCCGTCCCTACAGCAACCGACATCAAGTAGAGTTGCGGAAAACAATCCTGATTGATTAGCCACTTAATTGTTGCGCCGTTTCCCCTATAAATCCGAGAAAACATCTTTGCAAGATTTTCGGCTATAATCGTATCCGCTACCTGTGCATCCTCTTTGTCAACCGTAATCAATGCTGGTGAGTTCAGAATACCGAGAGGCTGTCCGGCACCCGTGCCCCTGATAACCGCATCGTTCAGCATCGCATTCAGGCCACTTGCAAAACCAGCCTGCAAAAGTGCCCCGATAGATACTGGCGAATCGGTCATAAGGTTGCGGTTGACCGTGCAAAGACCCATGAGGTCATGCAAGGTCATATCGAACTCCGCAAGTTTCGGTTCCGATTCAGTCCCCTGATCTCCTTCATTTACCCAATACCACTTGATACCACCATAGACGAGACCTCCAGACTGATTAAACCCCCTCACATAAGGAAGCTTAATCGTCCCAGTCTGCATCGGGATATTACGCATACCAGAAAGAAGAGCACTCGCCTCAATAGCTTCTGATACCAGAGCTATGGAAAACTCCGAAGGGACTAAATACCCCCCAGATTCCGGTGCTACAACACCCAATGACTTTGAAGCATCCTCCCACTTTTTCAAACGGGGGTCAAAGTCTTTTCTCTCCCTGTAAAGTGCATACGCAAAATCTCCCAGACTCTTAAACCCACCTTTCGGGTCTTTTGAGAGATTATCCTCGCCTACTTCTACTGTCGGAGGTGACACCTTTTTTTGAGCTTCCTCTTCTTTCTTCTTCTCGGCCTCTACAATCTCCATCGCCTGCTTTTTCGCTTCCTCGGCAATGTGAGCCTTTAGAGCCGACTCATTCTCAAATGTTAGTTTCTCTTCGTCCATGTCAGACTCCTGTTTGTTAGTAATCTGACCCGTGCATCTCTAATTTCCCTCCCCTAATATCTCTGAATATCTCCAGTTTGGGAAATAACAATACCTCTAGTCTATTTCAACCACTCTCCCTTTGAGTGTGGCTTTCGCTATTTCAGCCGTCTTAACGGCCTGCTCTTTAATGAGCGTTTCTAACTTTTCTTTATCTATTTCGATTTTCTTATCTTTAGGGATAACAATGGGCTTGTCTCGTTCAATAATGATAATTTCGTCCTTTTTCTTCTGTTCGATTTCTTCGAGTTTTGCGGTTAATTCGTCAAGTTCCTTGAATAAGCCCCAATTAACTTGCTTCTCGATATCAGGGTGGTCTTTTACCCACTTTTTAGCCTTCTCTACCGTCCATTCATCTTCTTTAGGAAACATGAGATTTTGGATAGTCATCTCATCTTCGCCCTTAAGCTTCCCCATAACGGCCTTAATACGAGGTTTCTTGTCTTTGATAGTAACAGTTCTGAATGAACCTTCCTCAAACTTTTCAGGTTCTCGGATTCTATACCGTATCATGTCGTCGGTTTCATCCCAGCCCGGCTTGGTTACTTCATCAATAGGCTCGTCTTTGGTCTCACCATTTACGTTTTCGTCAACTTCTTCCCCGATTATCTCCTCAATTTCTTTAGTGGTAGAGCCGGGTGCGAGAAGTTCGGCATACTTTTCGGATTTGATAAGACCAGATTTAAAAGCTTTAGCAATCTCCCTTCGGGCTTCGGGATTAGATGGGACGGGAGTAAAGGATATTTCAAGTAATTCCTGTTTTGTATATTTACGCCTAAACCCCTCGCCTTCCTTACCATCAATCCATTCTTTAGGCAAAAACCCTACGGAGAAGGTCTTTACTATGCCGTTATCCCAAAGAGCCTTTGCATCCTTGCCTTCCTGTGTTACTTCATGAAATGAGGGCTTAAAAATAAGTTTGTCTTTAGATACCTTCGCCCATAGAGCATTACCTATCGTAGAAAATATGCTAGGATAGTGATCAGCAAGGATAGGCCGTCCAGCCTTTTCGTAGTTGTCCAATTCCCAGCCTTTAGGGTCGATTATTTCCCCATCTCGGTCAAGTGCCCCTGTAGAAGCAATGGCAACCTCTGGGTCGTCCTCTCCCTTATATGCCACCGCA